TAAGTGTCAGCGCTTTTGCCTGGAGTGCCCGTGACCGCTGCATCTCGGCAACTAGGCCGGGTTGCTGGAAGGCGAGTTCCCGCCCGGTGGCGAGGCCGCCGGCGAGAGCGTCTGCCTCCCTGATCCGAGACATCGACGCTATGACCGCCGCGACCTTCTGTTGCACCCGGCCAAATCGCTCCTCGCCGACTTGTCCAGTGCGGTTGATCGTGGACGCCAGCGCCTCCGTTGCCTTCTGAGCCGAAATCAGCGCCGGAAGGAACTCGCCCTGAACCTCGTAGGAGAGTTTGCCGAAAGTCTTGGCGGCGTCGGCGAGCGGCTTTGAGACTTGATTGGTCGCGGAGTACAGTTGCCGCATCTTGTCGGCGGCAGCGCCGAGGTCGGCCGCGTCGAAACCCTTGAAGGACAACTTTCGGCTCGTTGCCGCCGCCAGAGCGCGGTCGAACTTCTGTGCTTCGGTGTAGATGGCCCTAAGCGAAGCCGACGATGCTGACGAGGCAGACGCCAAGGTCGACTGCATCGACTTCGCGAAAGACGTCACGTCCTTCGCCGCCGCATCCAACTTCGGCTTGAAGTCGCCGGTGTTGGCCGTGACGATCGCGGAGATTTTGCCGAGGTAGCCGTTTGCCACGTCAGAGCCCCTGCAACTTCTTGAACTCCGCGATCATCTCCTGCTCGCCCTGCACGGGGCGTCTGGCGGTGGGGATGAAAGCAGACTCATCTGGAATGTCGTGCTTCTTGTAGTTGCCGGACGATGCCATCACGATCCGACACAGCCTTGCCGTCTGCTGCCAGTGGTCAGGCAACGGCCATCGCTGGTCGTAGGCAAACCACTCGCTCAACTCCTCACTGTCGATCTCTTGAAGGAGTTGCTTGACCGTCTTCCCGAGTGCGAGCGCTAGGCGGAAATAGAACCGTCGCTCGGGACGACGGTCGAATCGTTTCCCAGCGCGTCCACCGCCTCGTTGGTGAAGGCGTTCAGGGACCACGCCTTCTCGAAGAGCCGGTTGATCACGAGGCTTGACTTCTTCGACAGTTCGTCGACCTCGGCGTCGGTGAACAGCCTGTCGCCCTTGTCGTCGCAGAGCGTCAGGACGAGGAATCGCGAACGGAAGTTCTTCATCTTCTGCTCGGAGTAGCCGTCCTCAAAACGATCGCGGTCAAAGCCAGTGATCGTCTTGATGAACACGTCGCCGCCCCACTCGGGGACGTTGACCTTCTCGGTCTTCGAGTCGCCGGCGGCGAGAATCGCAGCCTTATTGAGAGCCATAAAACCTCTAGCCGTTCTGGTAGTAGTCAGTAAATAAGAACTTCGCCGTACCCTTGACGACGTCGCCCGCCTGCGCTGACACGGACACAGACTCAAGAATCACTTGTTTCGACGCGCTAAAACCGTCGGATGTAAAACGGAGTTGGCCGAGTGTCCCGATGCTCGTGGTAGGGTCGCCACTTGAGAAGAACTCAACCGTCACAGATCCGCCTGTTTTTACACCAGTTGGCACGAGTACATTCTTGTCAGCACCGTCACTGGCGGCAGTCATGTTCACGATCTCGGGCGTCTGCGACTCAACGGTCACGCGAGTCGGCTTGCCCGAAATGCCAGGGAACGAAAAAGTCGCGCCCTGCGCTACCTTTGGCGAGGGGGGGGGCATTGATCAGCCGATCGTTACGGAGAGAACTGAAGCGTCGCCTGCGACCGAATGATGTTGTTCACGGCGAACGTCACACTCGACGAAGTCACGGTCGCGCCGAGGTTGGCAACGCCCGGAGCCGAGAACGCTCCAGTTGCTCCTGCCCGAGGTCCGTACCCCATGAACTCCAGCGTCGCTTCCGAGCCGTTCTTCAGCGGCGAGTTCTGGTACTGCTTCTGGGTGTCGGTGAGAGTCGTGACGTCCAACTGCTCCGCGGAGTCGCGGACAGTGACGCTGGCACAGGCGTAGGTGCTGCCGGAGAACGTGATTCCGGTCGAAGAAAGAGCGGCTGGCACTGGAACGACTCCTTGTGGTGGCGTATAGGGTAGAGGTTAGTTCGATGCCCGCACGGTTGTGGAGTAGGCGACGATCTCGCCGACGCGGTACGCAACCTCGCTCGACATCACTGTGGCCCCAGTGAACGAGATGCTGCCGCAGGAGAACCCGCCGGGCTTGTCGCCAATTGTCAACGCGGAGCCGATGTGGTTGATCGTGATGTCGGCGGCGTCCGGCAGGCCCTTGATGAACGTCTTGTATCCGTTGTTCGCGATGCTCATGTCCGACGTTTCGACCGTCGGGCACGTCTCATTGACCGTGACCTGGGTCACGTTCGCGACGGCCGAGCCGCCGAGGGTGCAGGAGACGCCTTGTGATACGGTGTAAGCCATTGTTACCCCTCGGATTCACTCCATCGAATCTGGTACAACTGCCGCACTTCGTAGGCCGGCGGAAGTTGCGCTCCCACGGCCGACGGATCGAGGTAGTCATCCGTTTCGGAGACAAGCCTCATATCATGTATTGTACAACCGGCGAGTGTGCCGATTCGGCCGTCCAGCGCGAGCCGGACCTCGTCAGCCAACTCGCGAGCCTCGTCGTAGTTCTTCCCCCAAGTGGCAATCTGGAGGTTAACAAGCGGGAGGAAGATCGGCCCCGCCAGCGTCGACTCGCGGGTGATGTTGGCCCGCCGGTAAACGCAGAACGGCATAGTGGCCGCCTTCGGCACGGCGACGGCGTAGACCTGAAAGCCTGCCGTCCTCGCCACTTCCGGCGTGGTGACCAGCCGCAGCCAGACGTGTTTCTCGGGAGAGATGATCATTGACCCAGCATCCCGTTGATTTTGCTCTGTATGCCGTTGATGAGGACGTTCAGAGCCTCGGAGCCGGACTCTGAAATAGCCTGCTCCATGGCGTGCTTTGGCGGCATGGCCCCGTAGGTTTCGCCGGGGTGGAGGGTGATCGGGTGCATTTTCCCGTTCGTCACGCCGAAGTCGTGCGGGTAGCCATTGCCCATGCGAGCCTGCCTCGTCGGCTCATTGATCGAGCCCATAAGGTAGTAGTGGCCCTTCGACATATTGGCGAACTGATCATTGTTGAACGACCCTGCTCGACGCATCCTGCCGTTGATCATCTGGTGGACGTTCAGGTACGTCCGGCGGCCGTTCGTGCCGGGCTTTCGGCGGCCGGTTCCAAACTCCACGAGCCATGCGTGGTTGCCCGACTCGGCCCCCTCCTGGCTGGCTCCGCGTCCTGTCTGGAGCGGCCCGACGATGGCGATGACGGCACCGTCCTGCGGATAGACCTTCGTCCTGATCCTGACGGACTTCTTGAGATTCCCCGTGACGTTGCCGACCCGTGACTTGTACCTCGACTGAATAACACCGGCCGCCTTTCGGCAGGCGTCGCCGAGGAGCCTGTCGGCGTCTTCGCCGACCTTGTTCGCGAGTGCCCGCAGTTGCTCGGCCACCTCGCGAGCGCCGGCCGTCTGAACGGTGACGAACCCCTCGGTCAGTTGCTTGCCGGACTGGCCGCCGAAGTCACGAGGTGAACCCTGTCCTTGGGTGATCATGGGTCTTCCCTCGCCAAGAGTTCGTAGACCGTCCGCATCTCGCGTTCGAGGATGCTGGTGATCTCAAGGTGCCGGCCTCGCCACACGAGCCTGTGCTGGTGCGTCAGCCCCGGATACGCCCTGATGAAGATGCGATGCGTCACGAGCACGCCTGACTGCTGCGCCGAGAAATAGTCTCTGGTGCTGACGCCAGCCACGCTTGCCCACACCTCGCCGACGTTCTGCCACTCGACCGTCGCCTCTCCGAACGGGTTCTGTTGATCCACTGGAGCCTGGATCGTCACCCGCTCGCGCATGAGGCCGATCTTCATGGTCAGCCAATCCAGAGTGCGGTGTAGGGGCAGGAGCCGCTGGGCGTCGAGACTGTGATCGTCGCGGTCGTCGGTATGACGGCCACCCGCCCGGCCGGAACGTCGATCGCGCCGGCCAGCCGCAGCACGGTGGTGCCGGTGTTCTTGACGGCCAGGGTGGACAGCGGGCCGGAGCCGACGATCTGCGTGGCGGCCGTCGTGGCCGTGCCGGCGACGGTCAAGGCCGATGTCGCCGTTGCCATCGAGTGCTCGGACAGCGACCCGATGGTGAACGTCGTGTCGGTCGAGTTGTGGTAGATGACGTCGGTGTCGATGCGAGCGCGGATGGTCATCGGTAGTTGATCCCCAGGCCGCTGGCGGCCAGAAGCGTGTCGAACGTGTACGGCACCGAGGTGACGCCGCCGACGACGGCCGGTTGCCTCGATTCAAAGAGGTGTGCCACGAGCATGAGAATGAGGTGCTTGGCGACCGGGGGCACATTCGTGCCGTCCGCACCGTAGCCGGCCGTGAACTGCACGACGACGCTATTCTCGTCGCCTCGGGTCGGGGGCCACGCCCTCGCCCAGAGCGGGAAGATGCGGCCTGGGATCGACTTGGTGTCGACTTGGAAGTCGCCGGCGGCGCTTGTGAGGGTAGCCGTCGTCCCGTCGCCATTCCGGTAGGTCACGGTGACGTTCCCGGCGGCCATCGGGGCCCGCGGCAGGACGATCGCCCAGATTGGAAACAGGTCGTAGCGAGTTTCCCAGACGGTTGTGCAGAGCGTGATGTCGAGCACGTCCTCGACATACTGCCTCGCCACGGCGATCAGATTTTGGATGTACTCATCCTCGGCGCTTGTGTCGATTCGACACTGCGTCTTCGCCATCGAGAGCGTGACGGGCTCGACGGCCGGGCTCGTCACGCGGACGAGGCTCCGGTATGGGGTCAGCGTCGAGTTCGGCGGGTGCGGCGTGCCGAAGACAATCGTGTCCATTGCATTCCCTTGCTACTTTCGTGGCTTCTTGACTGCTCTCGGCGAGGCTTCAGCCGTCTCCACCTCCGGCTCGTCGATGCTCCGCTCGACGACCTTGTCCTTGACTTCCTCGATCAGGCCGCGGGCGATGAGGATTTCGCACATGCCGCCCGGCCAGTCCTCGAAGACTTGTCCAGGCTCGTAGGCGTCGAAACCTCGGACGATGCGGATTTTCATTGGATGGCTCCCCAGGCTTCCTTTGGTGCCTTCTGTCCGCTGTTCCAATACTCCGTCGAGTGCTGTTGAATCTTGTTGTCTGGAGCCCCCAGGCTCGGCCACGTCACCATCAACTCGCAGTGACCCACACTGACCCCCGTTGCCATACCGAGCGTGTTGCCGACGGCCAGCCACTTGTTCCAGAACGACACATCTTCGTCGATATGACCGCCCGTGAACTCGCCATCTTTGTTCGGCGTCGACTCGAACCAGGGCTTCGGCATCCGCTTGAGGGCAGAAGTCCGCAGGAACGTCAGCCCGAAGTGAGCAGTGCCGACCAACTGAACAGGCTTCTCGAACCACGAACCGTCGACCTGACACTTGTCGTCGGGGGAGACTCCGGGCATGGAGAACATGACCGAGTCCGTCTCTCGCTTCATCTGAAGCGGAGCGATGGCGTCAACCCCGCTGTGAAGCATAAGGGCGAGGAGAGCCTCGACAGTCTTCGCGTTGAAGACGGTGTCGTAATCGACTGTCAGGATGAAGTCGTGCGTGTCGATGACGCTCGACATCCCCTTGGCGAGCGACTGCGACCAGTAGGCACCAGTCACCTTGATCGGCGAGAGGCCGTGAGGTGCGAGGGCTGCCGAGACGCAGAGGAGGTTGTCGGTAAACGCGAGTCGCGGGGTCGACATGACCGCCGCGACTCGTGCGTCTGCCTCGACGTTTCCAACACGCAACTTCATCGGTTCGCTCCTTTTGACGGGAGCGGGCGCGCGTCCTTGCGCCTTCACCGGCCGGT